ATGATTGCTGGCACCCCAGGTGCAGGTAAGTCATCAGTAGCACTGGCAATTGCAGCCAAAGCAAAAGTACCTACACTATATTTTAGTGCAGATACTAACGCTCATACTATGGCTATGCGTCTTGTTGCTATGTCAGGTCGTATGACACAGACAGCAGCAGAACAATTACTTAAGCGTGAGCCAACACAAGCAGAAGAAATTCTTACCCTTAACAATCATTTGTTCTGGTCCTTTGAATCCACTCCCACTCTAAAAGATTTAGATGATGAGGTCAGTGCATTTGAAACTGTATGGGGAAAGAGTCCAGTACTTATTGTGGTAGATAACCTTATGGATATTGCAATGGATGGACACGAAGAATTTCAAGGTATGAGAGCAGCAATGAAAGAGTTAAAGTATCTAGCAAGAGATACTAATTCAGCAGTGCTTGTTCTTCACCACACAAAGGAAGGCTTTGATGGTTATCCTTGCCAACCACGTAGTGCCATTCAGGGTTTAGTCAATCAGATACCAGCAATGGTTCTTACTATTGGTCAGATGAAGCAAGGTGATGATACCTATCTCTGCGTAGCACCAGTCAAAAACAGATATGGGCGAGCAGACCAGACAGGTAATAACTATGTCAGCCTAGCCTTCAATCCAGATAGTATGTATTTAGATGATGTTCAAATTAAATATGCACAGGAGACTATATATGGAAACTAAAGTATGGGATAATACTTTTACTAAAAATGATGTAGAAACTCTAATAGGTAGAGCACTAACAGAAGGTGAATGGAATATAGTTAGTGATGAATTATATAACAGTGATAAATTATATACTTTAATTTGTGATGAGGTATATAAAATAGCAGTAGATGCAGTTGGTCTTGACTAATCCAGCCAAACGTAAAGGTAGTTCGGCAGAACGTGCTGTCGTAGAATGGTTAAAAGCAAATGGTTATCCGTATGCAGACCGCAGATTAGCGGGAGCAACCCTAGATAAGGGTGATATCAGCGGTATACCAGGAGTTACTATTGAGATTAAGAACCACGCTAAGTTAGACCTAGCAGGTTGGACTGCAGAGTTAGAAGTAGAAATGAAAAATGATAATGCCTGGACAGGTGTTGTTATACATAAACGTAAAGGAAAAGGAGATGTCGGACAATGGTATGCAACTATGCCAGCCAAAGTTTGGCTTGCTCTTCTGAAAAAAGTTAATGGACAAACATAGTATTGCAGATTATTTAGAACATATAGGCGCCAAACTGCCACAGGTGGGCAGTGGTTGGCGAAAGATACGCTGTCCTTTTCACCAAGATAAACACGCATCGGCTGGAATCAACTTTGATGAAGGTAGATTTAAGTGTCACGGATGTGGTGTTGGTGGAGATGTTTATGATTTAATAATGTATAAAGAAGGAGGTAACTATCGTGAGGCTGTCAAATACGCAGAGACAATTTCTCCTACAGGCGGCGACAGAATACGCCCAGCACATACATCAAGCAAGCGAGTATCTAACAATGCGGGGTCTGTCGGTAGAAGAAGCAAGGAAGTTTCATTTAGGAGTAGTGGACAATCCATTACCAGGTCACGAAGGCTACAAGGGTAAGTTAGTTATTCCATACATCACCCCATCAGGGGTGGTTGACCTGCGGTTTCGTAGTATCCACGGAGAAGAACCAAAATATATTGGCCTGCCAGGGGCTAAGACAACTATGTTCAATGCTCAGGCAGTACTAACAGCAGATGGATATATATGTGTTACCGAAGGTGAGATTGATTGTATTACTACAGTCAGCAAGACGGGTCATCCAGCAGTTGGTATTCCAGGTGCTAATAATTGGAAGCCGTATTACAGCAAAATACTTGACGACTTTGATACAGTTATAGTACTTGCAGATGGTGACAGTCCAGGACTGGAGTTCGGTAAAAAGATTAGTCGTGAATTAGGTAATGTGAATATAGTTCAAATGCCAGAAGGGCAAGATGTTAATAGCATTGTATTGCAGGAAGGAGCAGGTTGGTTAGATGAGCGAATCAGAAAGTGCATCAATGAACGATGATGTCTGGGAATTTATTGCTGACAACCCAAAAATTATGGGCGTACCACTTACAGATAATAAAGGATTAGATATCTTATCTGCTCTTAGGGATGTCTATATGGTAACCAAACAAGACCCAGAAGTAGGAATGGGATTACTTACAGTACTAGCCAATGTTCTTGTAGCAGCAGCGCAAGGAGAAGGCAGCGAGTTGCTAGAAGAAGTAACTGTCTTTGAAGCAATGATGGATTTTGATACCCAAGTTAAGGAGATATTAGATGAAGGACATTAAAGACTTTGAGGAAATTCTTACAACTATTAAAATAACAATGCTTAAAAAGCACGCCGACTACGGGCCATACAATATTGCAAAGGCTCCAGGTGGTGCTATGAATGGTCTTATTGTTCGTATGCACGACAAGATGACTCGGCTAGAGAATCTTTATTATATAAAAAGAGACACGCCGAACTATGAATCTATAGAGGATACCTTATTAGATTTGGCAAACTATGCCATAATAGGACTATTGGTACAAAGAGGGCAATGGAAAGGCACAGATGAACCAGGAGTACATCACTGAGTATGACTCAGTAGTTGCTTCCCTAGCATCTGAATACCATAGGAAATATCCAATGGTTGAATCGCTAGATATTCAACAGATACTTTGGCTATGGTTTGTTACCCATCCAAATAAATATCTTGAATGGTCTAAGTTAGAACAAAAAGATAAAGATAAATTAATTGCAAAATCTTTACGTAATGCAGCAGTGAAATTCTGCGAGAAAGAAAAGGCTAAGACAATAGGTTATGAGTTACTTGATTTATATTACTATGACGCTTCAGTAATAGAAGCATTTATGCCTAGCATTATTTCTGAATCATATGAAATGCCTACCAAAATAAAAGATTTAAATTTTAAGTTTAGTAAATCTGAAAATAGTTCAGATGGAAATAATTGGTTAGTGCTCAGGTCAGATATAGCAACAGCATATTATCGGCTCTCAGAGGCTAAACAAAGTGTTTTAAAAATTAGGTTCAGCACAGATAACAACGAGTGGAATCTCATAGCAAAGGATTTAGATACAACACCAGATGGTGCTCGTATGAAAGTACAACGTGCTATCAATTCACTTATAAGAAATCTTGGTGGATGGAAACCATATCTAGATGAAGACACCGTTATGATAGAAGAAGATAATGAGTCAGAGTAAAGATATCAGAGACCTACTACACGTAGTGGATTACAGCAAGTCAATGGATTTGCGGGGTACACCATTAGAAATATGTGTATGTGGTTGTGATGTCTTTGTAATGTTAGGTGGATTTATAGATGGAGAGATTGCTTTTTATTTCACAGATGGAGAGTGTGCTAGTTGTGGAAGTATGGTGACACTACCAACAAAAAGTGGAGAGGAAGATGGTTGTGCCGACGTATGACTTTCAATGTAAGTATTGTTCTACGATAGAAGAATACACTTCACCTGAACCACCAGTATGCACATTATGTGGTAGCACAATGAATAGATTATGGACAGCAAATCCAGTACACTTTAAAGGTACAGGGTTCTACAAAACAGGAGGCTAAGTTGTACCCAAAGTTTAAAAATAAACCAGCCTGCGAAGGCACAGAAACAAGTATGTGGTTTACAGATACTTCTTCATATCTTCAAGAAGAATTACTTTTTAAAATTTGCCAAAGTTGTCCTGCAAAAAATGAATGTATACAATATGCTTTAGAATATAAAGTGTTGGGATACTGGGCAGGTACGTCAGAAGTAATACGTAAAAACTTACGTAAAAAATTAAACATACAAGGTAAGTCAGTGATACCAGAATGGGAACTTAAACGTGCTTGAACCTATACGGCAAGTAGCAGGTGATGGTAAACGAGAAAAAATTGCAGCAGCAGCATTACAAGATTACTTTAAAGGTTGGAAACTATATCCAACTCCTCGTTTCTTTTTCACTGACTTTCATATTACTTTACTACACGGTAATGGTAGAGAAAACTACATCGGAGATTTAGAAATTAAATGGCTTAAAACAGATAGCAGTCGGGCAGCCATCTTTCCATTTAATAAACTACAACAGATAATAATATCTCCACCATATACAGATACAGATTATTCTTATCATCGTATTTGTTTTAGATACTCAGATGGTATTGCTATGATTCCAGCCAGAGAGATAGCCCATCTAGAACCTACTTTTCATACCAGATGGGATACTAAAGAGCGAGACCTAGTAGTCTTTGTTAACGCAGCAGATTACCCACAATATTGGCACAACTTGGTGATAAACGAATAGGTTTTACCAGTTAGGGGAAGGCTGGTAAAAAACAAAAGACCCCCCTGCCTATACAAACTATAGGAGGGGGGTTTATTTGTGTCTTAAATCGCCTTATAGGGCTTTTAAAGTGCTATTCAGCACCACGACCAAACTCAGTTGCAGATGGGTCTAGCCATTTAAGGACAGGACCAAGGAAGCCAGCAAGTGCAGCCATCCCTAGGGTCTTGAAATCAGTTTCACCAGCAAGGTAAAGGGCAATAGCAGCAGATGCTGCAGCACGGAACCAAGTCAATGATACTTGCTTTAGAGTTTCCATTTAACTCTCTCTTTCTTCTATACATTTATAGCACATAAACGTCCATCCTTTATAGACATATGCGCCCTGTTTTCCACAGCCATCGCAGTCTATCAACGGATTTTCTTCACCTTCAGGGAGCAACACGGTGAACCTCACAGCAAGTACATTTAGAAACAGTTGTAATTTTTTTAGTAGGGGCAGGTTGTATCTTTGCAAGAACCTGATTAATTAATTTAGGTTGATTCAGCCACCAAAACCAGGGGCTAGTATCATTAGCGTAAGCGCTATCAATAGAAATATGTAGATGTTTATTGTGAGGATTATTACCAGTAAACTTTCTATTGCCTTCTTTGCGTCTGGCTCTGGACCAAATCTTTGATTTAAATATAATATAATTAATTCTTTGGTCTTCTTTAAGTTTTTCAAAGATGATAGCACAGTCAACGCCATTCTCTGGGTCGTGTGTCAAGTCAACAGCAAGTCCAGTGTTGTGGTCTGAATTAGGATTTTGTAATTGATGAGCCTTAGATGGGAGCAGACCATCTGAAGTCTTCTTCCTCTTTGGGTATAATGCCGTCGCTTGTTTTAATACAGCAGCAGCAGCAGGTGTGGCTTTCCCTATTACAGGTTTCATTGTCCCTCACTTTTTTAATGCTTGTAATACTAACTCTGTTAAGAACTCTACTTTGTCATCTAACTTATTGACTTTATCTTTTAAACTAGAACCACCATTTGGTTTAAGTTCTGCAAGATAATGTTTAACCATCCATCTAACGGCGGTTGCCAATGCTCCGATAAGTGTTGTTATGGCTACGGCTAGTCCAGCCCAATCAGCAGGTGTCATTATACTGTCCTTAAAATTATATCAATAATACCACCAAATCCTGAAAATCTTTTATCTGGTGGAGTTAATCGGGTGAATGATAATTGTTCAATTGTTACCTGACGAGACTCACCACTGGTTAAGTCTTGCCAGTTGAGCACGTCACCATTTGCTTCTGCTTCTTCTAAAAGACGCAAGCGTGCCAATGCTCTGTCCTCATATCCAGTTACTACATTGAACCTATCTGTTTCAACGTCATAACAAAATACAGGAAACTTAAGTAACCTTTGTCGGGGTGTGGCAATTGTTGCCTTGACTTGATAGCCCTTGAATGTAGGGCCAGATGATGTAGTTGTTGCATCTCTTGTCAAAGTAAATTTAAATGCTACATATTCTTGTGCTGATTCTGGCTGCGTTGTTGATACCTCTTGAGAGGTAATTGCTGAGTCGTATGTAATATGTTCGTATTCTGTTCCGTCTGATGTTACTGTACTTACTGTAGTTTGACCATACTGAAAATCTCCACGGCCAATAATACGACGGAAGTTTTTAGGCTCTAAAGTATTATAACGAATATATCCACTCTGAAGATAGCCAGAAGTATTTAAAGTATTAGCAGATTCAAGGTATACATAACCAGCATTTGTGCAGAAAGATACACGGTCTGTACTTCCAATAAAAGCACAGGCAGTAGTTTTCTTTCCAGATACACCACTATAGTAAACATCATTAGCGTAGGCAAAACGTAGAGATTCAATCTCAGAACCAAGGTCAATACGAATTAAACCAGGCTCTCCATCAACACTCGCAGCAGCCCAAGCAAATCTATCACGAGTAGTAAAAGCATAAACAGGTTGACTTGTTTCTACAATAAGTGGACCATAATTTATAGAACCATCTTGGTCTGATATCTCTGCAACTCTAATACCTTTGCTCGTGCCAATAAGCATACGATTAAGATAGTAATGAATTGCGTGGCATATCTCGCCAGTTGGAAGTTCTGCTGCCGTGATGGCCGAAGTAAGAGTCGGCATACTACCCGTTGAAGTATTAAGAGTATACTTTTCAATAGCAGATTGATTGCCGTTATATCCAGAAATATAAATAGCAGGACCAGATGAAGTAATACTTGTATATACGTGAGATGTATTAGGGTTAGTATATAAAACAGATGGCATAGCAGAAACACTAGGAGCAAATTCATATACCTTATTATCAGCAGCCATCACAATACGGTTCTTAACATATTCCATAACGGCATTAGAAATAGTTCCTATTTCATCAAACATAACAGTATTAGATGTAGATGAGTTTCCAGTTAATGGTTTTTTGTAAACTGTTTTCTTTGTAGTTGTATTTGTAATCCAATAAGCATAAGTACCATCATTACATACTGCATATACTGGTGAATCTGTTCCAGAATTATAGTCAACAAAATCAGTAACATTTCCATTTGAATCTATTTTATCTAAATCATATTCATCGTGCAGTAAAACACCATTGTTATTATTCCACTGAATAGAACGCATATGCTGACGGGTTGAACCATTGCTTGCAATATCACCAGTGGTTTGATGAGATTGAGTTACGCTTTTAAGTAAAGTTACTTGTCCCTTGGTCCAGACGTTAACTCCTTTAGAGTCATTAAATCTATATAAAACACTTTCGCCAGCAGATGGGTCATAAAAATTAATACCAGCACCATTATGAAAAGAAGATTGTGAACGTAGCCACCAACCAGTAAGACTCTGTTCTCCAGGCTCTGTCCCATTATCAAACTGTTCTTTACGAAATGGAGCAGTCTGCCGAGTATAAGGACGGTTATCAGATATTGCATAGAAGAATGGCAATCCACCTATAGCAGTATCATAAGATACATCTGTGTTTTCCCAGACTGCTGAAGATGAGACTATACCTAAGTCAATTGCAATAGACCGCGTTGACCGACCTTCGGTAATATCACGACTTACCATTGTGCTCCCTTATTTATCTTGGTGGCGTCCAAAGTTTATTAGATTTTTTATTTTGTTTTACTTGGTCTTTTAAGTGTTCCATAGACCAATACAGTGCGTAGTAACCAAAGTCAAGACTAAATCTTTTCATATGCTTAACTAGTGCACCAGTATGAGCGTGTAGTTTTATACCAGCCTTTTTCATTTTGCGGAAGAAGATAATGTCTTCACCAACAAATTCATCATCTTTACCAGAACCAGTCTCTTCAGCAAAGAAAGAATGGTTAGGTAGTTTTTCACGCATCTTTTCAACTACACTACGGTGCATTAATAACAGACCAAAGCCTGCTAAATCACACTCAACTAATTGCATTTCTGGTAGTGGGTGCAAATACTCAATACCGTCTTTACCTCTGTCCTTAAAGACACAAGCAAATGGACGCATTGTTGTGCCTTCTGGTTCTTTAGATATAAAATAAATACCACTAACTATTGGTTTATCTTTAGAGTCAGCGCTATGCCATAATAAATATAAAGCATCTATATCTAGTACTACATCACTATCTATCCACAGTAACCAGTCGGATAAATTTTTATCATACCAGTGGTCTAGTAATCGTTGTCGTTGCCGACTAATTTGATTACCAGATACTCTCAGACTGTGGCTAATTTTCATCCCATTATTGGGTGCAGCAAGAATTACACCAACTAATCCTTCTGCAAATTTGCCATCGGCTAGTCCGTTATCGCACCAGCCTATTGTTACTGTTTCTTTTTCCTGTATCATTTTGTCCCCTCAATACATTGATATCTTCAAACATATCTATGTGGTCATCTATTGTGCGAACAATCATAACCCACTCAGAAATAAGACTCAGATAGACCACCAGCCATCAGACTTAGCATTAGGATTATCTATCTTCCACTGCTCATTAAGTTGATTCTGGTACACCCAGTCCACCTCGTGGTTATGGTTCGGGTCAGAACACATTACTTGGTAATTGCTGCAATTTCTTCTGGGGTTAAACCGATTGCTGCAAGTTTTGCTTCTGCTGCTGCTTTGGCTGCTGCCTTTGCTGCTGCTTCTGCTTCACGTGCTACACGGTCTGCTTCTGCTGCTGCAGCATCTGCTTCCATTTGAGCGATTTCTTCTGCTGTCAATTCAACCTCAGTTGAGATTCCAGTAGAGCAATCTACTACGATTTTTGTTGGCATTTGTTTCTCCTTAGTTGTTGTTAGATTCCGTACAGCGTTGCTGTTGTATACTGTACAAATTTAATTGTCCCAGAAAGCAATATGCTTACCTTTGTTATAGCAGAAGTATCTGACCACAGTCCACCTACAATTTCACAAACTGATGTAGTTGCGTTGTTTTCTGTTACAGAATCTACTGACCAAGATTTATAATTAGAACTTGCATAGTTTGGAATGTAAATTTCATAATTTGAAAAAGTATTTGATGTAGTGGTAGAAGCATTTTCAAATTCAAGAAGTACATTTGTTGAATATGTTAGTGAGTAACCAGAACCAGAACCAATTCCGTAAGTGCGACGGCTTGAATAATTTGATGTACTATCATTAAACTTTAAATACACGCTAGTCCAATCAGCCCCTCTGTCATCTCTTCCTGAAATTTTTAAACAGAGGTCAGTGTATGTTGATGGTATAGAACTAAAATCAATTTGCAGTGTTCCACCGCTTCCAACAGTAGTGGTTGCTATAGGTATCATTACTGGCATTATGCGCTCGCAATTCCGTAGAG